TTGACACAGATGTTGGCCAAGGATGGGGAGACGTTGGTGGATGCGAAGCCACGTGATCTCGAAGGTGCGGGTGAGGGCGAGGGCGAGGGTGAGCGTGTTGGCGGAGGTATTTGGAATGCGGCGGATGATTCTGCGTCAGTCACCATGACCGTTGAAGAGATGAGAAAGGAGCTTTTTGAGAGTGAGGATGTCGTCATGGATAAGAATAGCGATCATGGGTTGTCGAAGTTGACGTCGGGTGCGGGGGATGTGGAGTAGGCGTGGTGCTTTGAATTGATGTTTGAATGAATGATTATTATTAATGTTGTACAGTATCGTTGCTTAGACGGAGTGTGCAGTGCAATAATAATAATCTTGAAATACGGTTTTGTCTTTGACACTTCGACTCATTTTGGCGGCGGAGAAGCCTTCAGCCGCGGCCGCTTTCGCGATGGTGTCCCATGTCTTCAATAGTTGATTTGAAGCGACTAGGCGTTTCTCGACTTTTTTACCGGTGGTTGAAATTTGAACGCTAATAACAGGATTTGATTGACATTGTATGACATTCTGCGTCATCGTGTAATAATCATCTCGTAATGCGATTCCATAATACCCTTCATTACTAGTGTTTTCATACCATACAGTAGCTTTCAATGCATTCGGACATGCGTTAAGATACGTCTTTAGATTCTTCATGTCATTTTCAGTAATCGTTTTTCCAACAGACAGTTTCCATTTCTGATATTCTTTCAATAATACTGAGTTCAATATTTTACCACAATCTGAGAATTTACACGTTTGAAACAAAAAAGTTTCGACGTTAAACTGCTCCGGGTTTTGATCGGGATTCGATACCACCTTTTTATATTCAACAGTGTTAAGTTTAATACCTTGATATCCATGAATTCCGCGAATACGCTTGGGTTTAAATCGGACATCCATGTAATGTTTCAATGCATGGAAAGTTTCTTTCGCAGGTTTTGTGTGAGACCAAAGACGAAACCGTCCTTCGATATTGACAGATTCTTCTTCGACATCCGGGCGTACGATACAGCACTTTTCGATGAAGTCATTGAATTTCTGGGTGAGTTCATCTTCCGGTAGAAGAATATGTGCAAATGCGGATTCATGTTCACTCGCGACAACTTGAAGTGCCTGGGTTTGTTGCGTGGTTTTCTCTCGAAGTTCATTATTGGCAAGTTCGAGTTCATGGATGATCTTGTTCTTTTGCTCGATATCGGTGGCAAGTTTTGCATTGTCGGATTCCAATTCTTGATTGCGCTGAATAAGCCTGTTGAAGTTTTCGATGTTATACATTGTAGCGTGAATGATGCCTTCGATGTGCTTTGTAAGACGAGCAATCGTGAAATTGGTGTTATCATATGCGATAATTTCGATCTTGTTTTTTCCGTTGACTTCAATGGTGCGAAGTTGGCGTTTGATTTTGGGATGCGACTTAATCTGATTCTCAATTTCGGATCTGTTGGTGACACGAAATGCTGCGGTTAGAATGAAATTATTATATTTTTTATGATGGTGTGCGACACGAGTGGCCAAGTCGTTCGTCTGTCCGAATTTAATGAGTTTTTCATTATCAGCGTTAGTGTTGTCAATGGTGCCGAAGTAAATTGTTTGTGTATTCACCGGAAATTGACTGATAAGGGTTTCTTCAATTGCGCGTTTCTTTTCTTGAGTGAGGGTGATGGTGGCTTGATTGAGTTGCGCTGCGGATTGTTCGAGTTGCGCGGCGGATTGTTCAAGTTGCTTGCGGAGTTCGCTGGTTTCTGTATCAAGTATCTGGTGAAGAGTTTCTTCCATTTTCATATAGTACTCGTGAATTTCACCGGCTTTCTTGGTTTGTGCTTTAATACAGAGAAGTTTAAAGCAACGAATAGTAAGTTTGATGGTTTGCTTGTTTTGACCGCCATTTTTTGGTTTAAGTGGTTCTGATGATTGTTCTTCGTCACTACCACCGGATGGTTGGTCTTGTTTTGACTTTTTAAATTCGGGAATTGACACAGTATAATCAACGTTGAGTTTGAAGTTGGATTCAATCATCATTCTTGCGGTTATCTTTTGTGTAAATCCTAACCATTTCCATACATCATCCAGGTCAACAACGAAGTCAACATTCTTGTCAAAATTTAGGTAACAGTAAAAACTACTGACAAACAACTGTTGTTCGAATGTGTTGAAATTTTCTTGGAGTTTCTCTAGAAGGAGGTTATTATATTTTTGTGACAACTTTGTAATCGGATTTTTCTCGATGAGTTCGACAATGTTGATTGTCGCGGAAGAAGCTGTGCCGGCAGAAGAAGTGGAGGACATCGTTATGCGTGTATGTTATACTATGTATATGTTTATGTCTTTAAGTTATTTTCGCTTTATCATAGTAAAGCACTTTTTATGAAAGCGGATCATGGTATATTAGTTGCTTTTAAAATAAAAAGCAAAAAATATGGTTAAAATGCTAATTTCGACAAAGCGCTTTAGGCCAGACAAAAGCGGTTTTTAATGAATTCTAATTTCACCATCTTGCTCTCGGCGATACAAAAGCAACTTCCACATCACCACTTACTCTTCTTCACATTGATCTTGGGCGCCTTACTGTTCTTCGCTGCAGTTGGATCGTAAGACTGCTCTCCTTCGTCATCTGAACCGAGATTTTTCGAGATTTCCCAGAACTCCTTACTGCCCAGCTTGAAAGGCCCGTGCTGTTGTGCCTTATACCAGAAGATTTGGTCTTGTAATTTATTCGATTTTGCGTTGTTATTAATGACCAAACACTCATAATTCTCGGTACACTGATCCATGACCTGAGTAAAGCTCTCAAAAGTGGGGAACATACCCGCATAGTTGTCATAGATTCGCTTACGGTTCGCGATATATGGTTCACGGAGAATAAAAACGTAGTCGATATTGGTGCGGAGATTTGGAGGGATACCGAGCGGATATTGCATTGTGATAACTAGCATGATTTTCCAATGACGCCCATTCATGAAGAGGAGACGCATCATCACATCCTTCGTCCATTTGTTATCATACAGACAGTCATCCAGAACAACAAATGTACGCGGATCAATGGACGACTTCTTATACATTTCCTGTTCCTTTTTCACCTGCTTCAATACTGCTTTTTGGCGCTTGAGAATATTTTCGATGATTGCGGTATTATAAGCGTCGTGGATGAAGAGTTTGGGTACATGAGCAGCAAAGAAACCGTTTCCTGCTTCTGTTCCGGAGATGACTGTTCCAATGGGAATATCCTGGTGATGAAACATGAGATCCTGTACAAGAAAACTTTTACCGGTATCACGACGTCCAATGAGAACGATAACTGGACCTTTGTTTTCATCAGGACGAAAGCTGATTGCTTTCATGTCGAATTTCGCAAGCTCTAAATTCATGTTATTATGATGTAATAAAAATGGGATATATTATTTTTGTTACATTTTTACGAAAGGAATGGAATGGAATAGAATAGAATGGTCGCCCGTTTAAAATGAATATAAAACTTCTATTCATCAATCATATTACATTTAGGAACAATCATGTCTTCAGCATTTCAGCTTCATTACAGAAAACACAAATACACCCCTGATACCATCGAACCTGCATTATTGTATGATATCCAGAATTATATCCCTATCTATTCGCGATTCTTTGATATCAACGAAACCAACTACAATGGAATTCAGTTGAATCAGAAGTATTATTTACAGAATATCATTTCACATCCATCTCAAATCATGGGAGATGATGACCATTCTCACGGCAACAGTCGCGAACACGACCGCGATACCCGGTCATTAAATCATCTCGAAACCGTCATTGCCGATGACAATGGAAATACAAACAATGTCCCGATCTTTGTGAAATATTCGCCATTATTGGACCCGATTCGTTATCTATCGGGTAAATACCAGATTCATCAAAATAAAACTCATTCTCTTCCTAAATACAACTCAACTCTTGAAGAGTGTGAAGAGAAAATACTAAACACGAACAATACATCGTATGTTGATGGGTTCTTCTCATATTTAACAAGTCGCTCGCTTCATACCCACGGAATCGTTCATGGTGTCGATTATTACGGTAGTTATTTATGCAAACAACGCGAGTTTTCTACCAATGTATTCGACGATATTGATTACTTGGTCGAATGTTCTTTTTTCAATAACTATGAAAACGACCTTTTTTCGATTGATTATTCGCAATTTGGAGACGACGTAGAAGGCGATCTCTCGGATGTGAATATTAGTAAGTTGATGAAGATCCGACAAAAGATGAAACCACTCATTGGGGAGACTGGCGGAGATAGTTATTTAGAAAATGCAGAAGAATACAATAATAACAAAGGTCGAATCAACATCTTAGAAAATGTATCAGAGTGTGAGGTGGGGTTAGATACCGAGACGATTATGCCAATTGAAGTGCCCACTTCTGTAGAATATGTTTCGAGAGATTTGGAAGTTGTTGAATTGAATGTTGATGATAATACAGAACCGGATGAGTCCACGACATTACACCCCAAAAATCAAACAAGGGATCGCGATGATATGAGTGATAGTGATTCTTCGCAATCGAATTCTTCGTATACTACAATTAGCGATGACGATGAAGATGTAAATGATCATCATGAAACGATACAGGTTGACGAGTCCACGTTTGCGAAAGACGGCGGAAGTGTCAGCGACGGCGACGGCGACGGCGACGGCGACGGCGACAGCGACAGCTATACCGGAAGCTATGAGAGTGATGATGAGCAAATCATCGTGAAAATAAAAGACTTTCCGATTCAGGCAATCCTCCTTGAAAAATGCATAAGCACGCTTGATCGTATTATGATGACAGATGAGCTTACAAAAGAAGAATGGTCATCTATTCTATTCCAAATAATTATGACACTTGTCATGTACCAGAAAATGTTTGAATTCACGCACAACGATCTTCATACGAATAATGTTATGTTTATTGAGACAACAGAAGAGTTCCTTTATTATTTGTATGAAGGCCAGTATTATAAAGTCCCCACGTATGGTCGCATTTTCAAGATCATCGATTTTGGCCGCGCCATCTACAGATTCCGTGGCGAACTCATCTGCAGTGACAGTTTTCATCCGAAAGGTGACGCTGCAACCCAGTACAACTTCCCGCCTTATTATAACCCAGATAAGCCAACAGTAGAACCAAATTACAGTTTTGATTTATGCCGGTTCGCATGCGCACTATTCGATTATTTCATCTATGACCTTCGTAAAGTGGAAAAGCTCTGCAAGGCAGATCCGATTATCAAGTTGATTGTGAAATGGACAACCGATGATAAGGGGCGTAATGTTCTCTACAAATCAAATGGAGAAGAGAGATACCCTGACTTCAAATTGTATAAGATGATCTCTCGGTCAGTGCATGGACATATCCCATCAAAAGAGATTCATAATCCTTTGTTTGACACGTATAAGATAACACATAAAAAATATAAGAAACACGCTACGATGTCGGCGAAATTCCTGAAAGACGGTCGTAATACGCATATTCTTATGAACGTGGATACATTACCTAATTATTCTGGCGGCTCTTCAGAAACATCTCTCGGTGTGCAGGAAGTCCATTCTTCGCAATGAACTCGATATTCCTCATGGTCCAACCAATGCTTGTGCCAGAATGTCCGATCTCCATATGATCGCCGACAAGTGTAACGATGCGATCATCGCCATAACTGAACTGGAAACCGCGGTCAGCAGGTGGACTGTATTTCGAGAGATATGTCCAAACACTGATTTCTTTATCACGGATTTCTGGTAATTGACCGACACGAAGAATCGAACGCATTCCGTCCTTTATCATGTCTTCCGACCATTTATCGTTCATATACGAGAGGTCGCAATCTCGAACAGCGTCCAAAGTAAGGGGCCAGTATTGTTCTTCAGAAACAGAGACGGATTCAGGAGCAACGGTAGTAGCAGCAGACATTACGGCGAATAAACGAATGACAACGCGATACATCAAAAATAACATAAACACAACAAATCAATTTTTTATGTTTATGCAGGGGATTAGGGTTTTAATAAAATATTTGCCGAATTGCATTATTCTTTAAGTATCATCCCAGAAACACGTCATCATAATCCGATATAAACATAATTACTGTTATTTATTTATTATCATTGTATATACAAAATGACACGTGATACAATCAAGATCGAAGGCGTTACGTATGACATAACCGATTTCAAGCATCCCGGCGGTAATATCATCAATTATGCAAAGAATTCTCCTGACGCGACTGAGATATTCCGCGAGTTTCATCATCGATCGACGAAGGCTACAAAGGTTCTTCGATCATTGCAGGTGTATCATGACGGCGACGGCGACACTAACACGCTCACAGAACGCCAGCAAGAAATGACGGCCGATTTCCGAGAGATGCGAGCAAACCTTGTCAACCAGGGATGCTTTGAACCCGATTATATTCACGTCTATTTTCGCCTGCTTGAAATCGCGTTTTACTTTGGTCTAGGGATGTGGTTCGCTTCTTATAATATTTACGCGTCCATTCTCTCATTCATCGCATTTAAGACCCGATGTGGATGGGTGCAACATGAATGCGGGCATCTGAGTTTCACAGGTATCCGCCCGATCGACCGCACAATCCAGACATTCACGATGGGATTCGGGGGTGGAGTCAGTTCGTCTGTATGGAACTCGATGCATCAAAAACATCATGCAACTCCTCAAAAAATCAAGCACGATATCGACCTGGATACGACACCATTTGTCGCATTTTTTAATCGTGCATTTGAAGATAATACAAATGGAAAAGCATCCACACGATTTATGAATCGATGGTGGATGCGACTGCAGGCGTGGACATTTTTGCCGGTGGTGAATGGTGTTCTTGTTCATTTATTTTGGACTTATTATCTTCACCCAAAGAAGGTATTTCACCGACTCTGTGCTGCCAAAACAATTGAAGTACGTGTTGAAACCGCATTTGAGGCGATATGTATGTCTGCTTCGCATATTGCATTACCGATCATATTTTACACAGGTGGTGCCAGTGGAGGTTCCCTGTTGTGGTGTTATTTTCTCTTGATGATTGTAAACTTTTGGAATTTCATTTATCTATTCGGCCACTTCTCTCTCTCGCATACATTTACTGGCGTGATTCCGGAAGACAAGCATATTCTCTGGTTTGAATATGCTGTAAACCATACTGTGAATATTTCTACAAAATCACAGATGGTAACATGGATTATGGGATATCTCAATTTTCAGATCGAGCACCATCTTTTTCCGTCGATGCCTCAGTATAAAAATGCGGTTGCAGCTCCTCATGTTCGCGCATTTTGCAAGAAATGGTCACCTGACTTGAAATACATTGAACACTCATACAAAGACACATGGTGTTTGATGTTATCCAACTTGAACAAGGTTGGAAAACACTATTACGATAATGGTGTTTCTAACGACGATACTCCCAACGACTCGCCTACATCACCTCCTGTAGTTTTGTCAAATGATCATGAACACGTAGAATAGACAATCTAAAACCCTGGAGTGTCTACGAATACTGCAGGTGCGCCACTGCTACCGCCACCGCCACCGCCACCGCCACCGCCACCGCCACCCATAATACCGCCAATGTGTTCAAATTGGTTCAAAACAAACAACCCAATTACGCTTGAAATACAAACCATAATCGAGTCGCGCATAAGTACCTTCACCGGTTTTTGATTTTCAGGATCAACGAACCGCATTTCCATAAATTTCAATAAAAAATATACGACAGCTATAACGACCCCAACAATGAACATTTTAGTAGAGTCAACCATGTATATAGTTCTAAATAGACGTATATACATAGAAAATCACTTATTTATAATGAATTGTACGAATTCACCTGGATCACCATGGAGTATTAGGATGTCTGAAATGCCAACATAACTGGAGGATAACAAACATACATGACACCACCAGCAATCGCTAAAAACGCGAATGAAAATATGAATATCAAAATATCTATGAGAATAATATTATCATACCACTTCATGTCTGGATCATCTTCCATCGTGGCGTTCTACTAATATACCATTGTGTATTATTTTTGACATGTTATACACAAATGCCATCCTAATT